TCTGTAGGGGTAGATGATTCTACTGTAGAGTTATCTTCAGATGCAGTAAGAGTAAAAGACGGAGGTATTACTCTTGCTAAATTAGCTGCAGATTCTGTCGATGGAACTAAAATAGCAGATGATGCTGTTGATAGTGCGCATTTAGCAGCTGCTTCTATAGACCAAGAACATATTGCTTTTGGACAGATAGTATCTGCACATTTAAAAAGTACTGATGGAAGTGAAGCAGTTACTAGCGGTGTAATTAGAGCTGGAGCGGTAGACGAAACAGCTTTAGCAACTAATTCTGTATCTAATGCAAAAATGAAAGATAATTCTGTAGATACTTCTGAACTTGTAAACGATGCAGTTACAGCAGATAAAATAGAAAACAATATTACTCTTCCAGGTAATTGCGGAAGTTCTGGAAACTTTCAAGTTGGCGGTAATTTAACAGTTATCGGTAATACAACTACTGTAAATTCTACAACAGTAACAGTAGAGGATGTTGTGCTAACTTTAGGTGGAGATGGTTCACCAGCACTTACATCAAATGATGGATTTGATAGAGGTATAGAGTTTCATTATTTTAGACCTACACAAGCTAATCCAGGCGGTGAAGAATTATTAGGATTTTTTGGATATGATGAAAGTACAAATAAATTTACAATGCTTACTGAAGCAAGTGTTTCAAGTGGTGATTATTCAGGTACTGCAGGAACTTTATCTTTAGGTCTTTTAGAAGCTACAACTATTAATGGAGCTACCATTAATGGCGGAATTTATTAAAAAGGATTTAAATGGCTAATACTATATTAATTAAACGTGGTAGTGGTACACCTACTACAAGCAATACATCTGCTTATGAATTAGCATACGATTATACAAATGATAAATTGTATATTCATGATGGAGCTAGTAGTAGTATGGTTGAAATTGGTGGATTGTCTTCTATTAATAATTCTAATTGGTCTGGTACTGATTTAGCAGTAACGCATGGTGGTACTGGTGCATCTACTGCAGCAGCAGCTAGAGCAAATCTTGGACTATCTACTGGTACTACTTCTTCATTTTTAACTGGAGACCCAAGTATGTCTACTTCTGGTTATATAATGACCAGGGGTATTGTTAATCAAAATGAAACTGGTAGTAATCCTGCAGCTATAACTTTTGGGAATGGTGGTACTTATGCTAATGATAATATATCTTTAATTACAACTGGTTCTACTGCTTTATTTATAAATGCATCTGGGAATGTTGGTATTGGCGGTACAACAGCTAATAGAGATTTGCAAATCAATGGTACTGGTATTATTAGATTAAAAGATGCTGATGGTGACCCTGGGTTAGATTTTGGCGATTCTGAAATGCAGTTAAGATATAGAACTGCATCTGATTTACTTCAAGTTTATTCTTACGGAACATCTTCTAATGTATTGACTATTAAAAAATCTAATGGTCGTGTTGGTATTGGAGAACAAAATCTTGATGCTAACTTGCATATTACAGGAAGTCCAGTAGTTCTTAAAATGGAAAGAGCAGGACATAGGGCTATGAGAATGGGAACACCTGATAATAGTGCAAAATTTATTTTTGCAGATTCTGATGATTTAAAAAGCAATGTTGCTATTGCAATAAATTCATCAAGACACGTAGGAATAGGAACTGACTCACCATTAGGTCATTTAGACATTAATACAGAAGCAGCAGAAGCAACTAAAGTATATATTAATGGAGAAGGAAGTCAGGATAAACTTTTATTATTTAGACATTATGGAAATAGTGAAGCAGCTGGAGCTAATGCGTATGCTGGATTTATTGGTTCTATAACAGACGATGTACTATCATTAGGACATTATACTGCATCAGGTACAGAACTTGGTGTAATGCACATTACAGAACTTGGAAAAGTTGGGATTGGTACTTCAATACCTTCTGCACCGTTACATATTAATGCAGCTTATCCTCAAGTAAAATTACAAAAAACAAACGATGCTACATACACTACATTTGGTAGTGGTGAAAGTTATTTTGTTGCAAACATTATAAATCCAAGTTCAAAAACTTATGAATTTAGAAACAACTCAACTGCACAACTTAGTATTACTACTGGTGGAGTAGTTGATATACCTGGTTCTTTAACATTAGGTACAGCATTAGCAGTAGCAGAAGGTGGTACTGGTGCTACAAGTGCACATAATGCAAGAATTAATTTAGGATTAGGTACTTTAGCTGAGTTAAGTCAAGTAACTGCAGCAACAATAGCAGATAATAATGTAGGTGCAGCTGAGTTAAATGTATCAGGAAATGGTAGTAGTGGACAAGTATTATCATCAGATGGAGATGGTTCATTTAGTTGGGTAGCACAAAGCAGCGGTGGAGGAAATGCCGACACGTTAGATAATTATAATTCAACAAGATTTTTTAGAAGAGAAGGAAGTGCTTCTGCTACAGTAGGTCCAGGTTGGATGACAGTAGCAACTAATACAAGTGGTAGAAGAGCTGGAGAAATATTAGTTACAGACGCAGATTCTGGCGACCATGGATTTATCAGACTACATTGGTTAAGAAGTTTTGCTGATAGCAACTTTACTGTTATAAATTGTGGTGGACATCAAAATAGAATTACTGGTGTTAGAGTGTTAAGTCAAGATAGTGATAATACTTACGGAGAAAAAGTTCTTCAAGTTTATGTAGAAGCAGAGTCTTCTTATGATGTAAAGATATTTCGTATGGGAGATGATGCTCATTATGCAGACCATACAGTGCACACACCTACAATAGAAAATAGTATTACTGGTTATTCATTACATGGTAATTCATTAGAAGATTTAAATACTTATGGATTTGCACACGAAGAAGGCATACAAGCTGGTGGTGTAATTAAAACACAAAGCAATATGGAAGCTGTAAATATGACTGCTTCTAATAGAATTACTGCTGAAAGAATTGATATTACTGAAAGTGGTACTGTTATAGGAGATATACAAGCTACTGACTCTACTTGGTTAAGATTAAATCAAAGTACTGCTAAAAATATTTATACACCAAGATATATTAGAGCAGATGCTGGTTTTTTTGTAGACGGAGCAAGTCAAGGTATTACTGGTAATGCTACATTTAGAGCACCTAATCATTCAGCAGGTAACCCTGCTTATAGTTTTTCTAGCGATACTGATATTGGTATGTATAGAGTAGGAACAAACCAATTAGGATTTTCTACTGATGGAACTAGAAGAGGATTTTTTAATAGTGATGGTAATTTTTATTTAGATAATAATTTAATTATTACCACTAATGCATACGGGGTGTTAGGTAGAGATTCAGGAGGCACAGTAAGAAATGCTATAAAAATAGATTCAGGTAATAGCGTTTTGATTGGAGATGGAAGTTTAACTGGTCAAGTACACGCATACCCTGCTGATTATTTACAAGTAAATAGTGATAGTGGATGGATGCAATTTGGTTCTCATAATAGTGGTTGGGGTCATATACAAACTGATAGAGCAAGTTTTTATTTTAATAAAAAGATAACAGTTGACGAAGGTGTTGTTCAATCTTATGATGAAAATTTAGATTTAAGAAGAGCACAAAGTAGTGATGATAGAATTGTAATAGAAGCAGACCAACATAAACATTATGTAAATGGAAATGAAGAATTTAGAGTAGATTCTGGTGGAACATTAACTAGTGGACAAGTTAGAACAACCAACGAGTTTCAGGTAAATAGTAGTGGTACTACATTAAGACGATATGTAAGTAGTTGGAATAGTGGAGTGCAAACTCACGATGTAATATATAATGGCTATGGAAGTAATCTTGGTGATTATGTATATTTAAAAGCAAGTGGTAATGGTACTACTGGTCATGGTATGGCTATAGTAGGAGACAATGTATTTGCGGTAGGAGATTCAAACGTTGAAACTGGTGCTATAACTAACAGTCTTACTGCTCCTATGACAGATACTTGGCTTACTATTAATAATAGTGGTAATGCAATATTTAAAGGTAGTGTTACAGCTAACGGAAATAAACCAGTTATGACTGAAAATGGTAGTTGGTTTGGAGATTTGGGAAGTAATGGATGGACTAGAGTATTTACCTTAGATAATGGTGGCGGAGTAATGTCTTGGGCATTAAAAAATGCACAAATGTCTACAATTATAGATGGTAGTCATTTTGCTTATGAAGCTGGTACTAATCAAGGTGGTGGTTTTTATAGTAGTTCATCATCTAATTACGCAAATGCTCCAGGTATTAGAGCAAGCGGAGCTTCTGAACTGTATGTTATACAAGCAGATGGAGGAACATCTGATTTAAAAGTCTCTGGAGCAATAAAAGTAGGTGCAGATGGTTCTGCAGGTACTCCTTCTATTAGGTTTGTAAACGATACTAATACTGGGATATATCGAGCAAGTTCAGATGATATGAGATTTTCTGCTGGTGGAGATGCTAGATTTGCTGCAAATGGAAACGGTTTTCAGCTATTTGGTGCCAGTAAAATTGTTCATACTAATACTGCTTCAAGAGATAAGATTAGAGTTTGGAATAGTAGTTTATATTGTATCGGAATGGATGCTACACTTACTCTTGGTGCTTTAAATGGATATGCTATGACTTTCCAAATGAATGATGAAAGTGGTAGAGGTTTTTGGTGGGGAGACCATAATCATTCAGATGCACAAGGAGCAATGTCCTTAGATACCAATGGTAAGTTAACAGTAGCACATAGTGTAAGATTGGGATATGGAGAGTCTGATACAACAACACCAGGTGCAACCTATGCATTAGATGTAAGTGGTAGTATTGGAGCAACAGCAGATGTAGTAGCTTATATATCATCTGACAAAAGATTAAAAGACAATATTAAAAATATTGCAAATCCATTAGAAAAATTAGAAAAACTTAATGGTGTAGAATTTGATTGGAATGACAAACAAGACTTGTATGAAGGACACGACATTGGTGTTATAGCACAAGAAGTAGAAGAAGTATTACCTGAGATTGTGGATACAAGAGAAGATGGTCATAAAGCAGTTAAATATGATAGAATGGTTGCTTTATTAATTGAAGTGGCTAAAGAACAACAACAACAAATAAACGAACTTAAGGAGAAATTAAATGGCTAAAGTAATAAGTGCGATGACAGAAGAAACATCTGCATCAACAAAAATGGTTTCTATAAAACACACTAGAGTTATGAAAAATGCAAATGGTAATGATGTTACTGTTATGGACTATGAAGAAAACATACCAGTTGATGATGCTATTTCTGCAGCAGAAGAAAACAAAGCAAGACTAGAAGCTGAATTAGTAGAAGTAGAAGCTGAATTAGTAGATTTAAAAGCAATTAAAGACGCTGAGTAATAAATGGCTTTACAGTCATCAGGTGAAATAAAAATAAGTCAGATACAATCTGAATTAGACTATGCTAGCAATAAAGTTAATGCTAGTTTAAAAAGTTTATCAGATGGTTCTGGTACATTTTTTGGACATACTATCAATACAGCTAATGCTGCTTCCGATAGACCTGATGAAGTTGCACCCCACGCAATGTCCGAGTTTTATAGTTACGACCACGATGCTGGTGTATCTTGGTCTACTAGTGGTAATACTGGATTAAATGTCGGTGGTGAAAGCGGTCAAACAGATATGGCTAATAGTTTTGCAACATTAACATTATCTGGGGGGTCTGGTGGCTGTGATGTGAATAATTTTAGTACTAGCGGTGGACCATTTGGTAGTTTAAAGTTTCAATATACTACTGATGGGAGTACTCCAAGTAGTAGCACTAGTGGAGCTTTAAGTATATCTCAATTAAATACTGCATTATCTAGTTTTAATTCTGGTACATTAAAATTAAGACCAGGGTGGCATCATAATCCTTCCAATAAAGATGGTACTGGTTCATATAGTTTTACTATGGTAAATAATGGTGCAAATAGTTCAGCTATAACTGGTGGTATAACTTTTTTATCTGGTGGATTTTGTATACATCCAAGCGTATTAGTAAATACACCTAATGGCATGAAAAACATATACGACTTAGACGATGGCGATATTATATACTCTTATAATTTTGAAACAGAAAGTATAGAAGAAGTACCAATATTAGATACATTGTTTGTAGCACATGATAATTTAATTAAAGTTATGTACGATGATAATGATGTATTAAAAAATATAATAGTTACTAGAGACCACCCTATATATTTAGCAGATGGTTCTATGGCTAGTTATAGACCGCAAAGAACAAAAGATTTATATAATTTAGATGCAAGTCAATTAGAAGAAGGTAATGCTATGCAAATGATTGACGGTACAAAAGTAATACATAGATTTGAGTATATGGCAGACAAGGATACTACATATACTATATTAACTAAAAATAATAACTTTTACGCAGGTGGCGTATTAGTGCATTCAGAAATAGGAGAATAAAAATGTGGGAATTATTTAAAGATAAAAACGAATACAATGAAAAGAATATTATTGGATTTCTTTCATTTGCACTTATGTGCGTATTTGGTATTGTAGATTTAGCAATGGGCATTATAGGAATAGAGCTCATGGTAAATGATTATATTTATAATTCATTTGTTTGGGTGACTTTAGGCTCATTTGGTATTTCTGCATCAGAAAAGGTTTATAAAAAATAAATGAAAGTTAGTGAATATAGAGAACAAATGGCTGAAAGAGTTGCTGTTATAGAAGCTCAAGTAATTGATATTTATCACGATATAAAAGAAATAAAACAATTAGTAAAAGAGCAAAACGGTAGAGTGCGTAAAAATGAACAAAACATTGCACGTATTATTGCCGTAGGTGGATTAGTAGCAATTTTATTAGGTTTACTATAAGGGAGACAACAATGGAAGTAAGTAAAGACACTAAATTTAGTCTTAGTATAGAAACTGCTATAAGTGTAGTCGTATCTATTGGTATGATTATTGGCATGTGGTTTACTCTTCAGGGTGACATTGAAGAAGCTAAACAATTACCAGAACCTCCAGTTTCTAGAACAGAGTATGATTTAAAAGACCAAATGATTCGTAATAGTATTATGAATACAGAGGACAAAGTAGAGAAACTTGAAGAAAAAGTAGATGATATTAAAGAAGATACTAAAATGATTCAGGAAACTCTAATTAATATGAACAACAAATGAAGTTGAGGAAAATAACAGATGAAAAAGCTAAACAATATTTTACAGTCATGCTTATTGTATGGTTCTGTGCTATTTGCTTGCTTATCTTCTTTATCGGCTCAGTCAGTTAGACTTGATAGCTTTCAAGATGTGCAGTTGCTTAATGTACAGAATTGTTCTGTAGTACAAGTAAATGCAAGTTGGAATCATCAAAACAGAGTAAAGATAGAAAAACTAGCAAAACTATGTTATGTAGCAGAAATAGATATTGAAGACAAAGTAATTGGTGCTACTATTGCAAAAGAATGGAATATTAAAATAGTACCTACTATTATTGTATTAGAAAATGGTAAAGAGGTTAAAAGGTTTGAACCTGGTATTTCTATGAAATTTAATGAAAATTCTATCATAGAAGACATCAGAAAAGAAGTCAAATAACTTCTTGTAAACATAGAATATATATATTATATTAGCATTAGTAATAATAACACGGAGACAATATGTCAAAAACAGAAAAAAAAGCAGAGTTAACTTTAAAAGAAGAAGCTCAAGGTAAAATGGAAATGATGGTAGAACAGCATAACGAATTAACGCAAGCTATACAAGAACAAAACAATAGATTAGCAGAACTTCGTAATATGATTGTTGAACATCAAGGCTATATGAAAGGCCTAGATGCTTGTGAAGAAAGTTGCGAAAAAGATGCCTAAATTAGATGTAATAGGTAAAATCATTGACAAAGTCGCAGACAATGTTGATAGATTTACTTTGGATAAGGAAGAAAAGGCTAATCTTATTGCAGAGATTAACAAAGCTCAAATGGAAGTAAATAAAGTTGAAGCTGGTCATACAAGCATTTTCGTTGCGGGCTGGAGGCCCTTTACGGGATGGATATGTGCTACAGCACTAGGATATCACTTTATTTTACAACCTTTACTTACATTTGTTATGTATAGTTTAGGAAATGAAATAGTGTTGCCTACATTTGATATGGGCACATTGACTACCGTATTACTTGGGATGCTCGGTCTTGGGGGAATGCGCTCGTTTGAGAAAGTAAAACGTTCAGCCTAGGAGGCATTTTGAAAATAAAGAAACGTGGAATTGTAGTACCAGATACACATTTTCCATTGCACGATGAAGCAGCAATAAATTGTGTGGTAAAAGCAATTCAAAAGATTAAACCTAATGTATTTATAAATTTAGGAGATGTTGGAGAGTGGGAATCAGTTTCTGCTTGGAAGTATAAAGATAAGAAACTACCACCATTAGAGTTTCAACAACCTATTATTGAAGAAGACATTAGATTAGTAAACGAAGGATTAGATGTTTGGGATGAAATACTTAAACAAGTGGGATGTAAAGAAAAGTATCTCCTCCAAGGTAACCACGACCTTTGGTTGGATAATTTTGTTACTAAGTATCCCTATATGTCTGATTATGGTTTTTTTAAAGCGTGTAAAATAAAAGAAAGAGGATATAAGTACACTGAATATAATTTACCTATACAAATTGGTAAACTTACTTTCTTTCATGGTGCCTTTGCAACTACGTATCATGCAAAAAAGCATCTTGAAACGTATGGGGAAAATGTAATGTACGGACATACGCACGATTTACAACGTCATACATTAACTAAGCTTAATGGTAATATTGCAGCTTGGTCTATGGGATGTTTAAAAGATATGTCGCATGAAAGTAATAAGTGGCTTAAAGGCAGATTACACAATTGGGCACACGCTTTTGCAATTGTAGACTGGTTTAGTAATGGTACTTTTAAAGTAGAAGTAGTAGAAATAAACAACGGTGTTACAAGTTTATGGGGAGAAATAATAGATGGCAGACCTGGGAAGTGACCCAAAAGCAATTACAGCTAATAAAGTAGGAAAACCGTTAGTTGGAGTACCAATAGATAGTAGAAAAAACAGAAACCTAGACAAGAAAGGAAAAAAATAGTGGCTCAAAAAGCTATTTTAAATATTAGCAATTATAGCGGGGGACTTAATAACCATACAAATGCTAGAGATATAGAGCAGAATCAATTTCAAGACATTGATTCTTTTTCTATTGAAACACCTGGTAAATTAAAAGTTATGGGTGCTGCTAAAGACGAAGGTACTTTGTTGACTATTTTAGGTTCTACTAGTTTTACTCCTACTGTTGGTAATGGATTTTTTTATTTTAAATCTGATAAAGACCCCGAACAAACAACCAATGCTGTAGATAATACCGAAATGTTGTTTATTAATGATAAAGACCAACATGAAATTGCAATATATGACAAAACTGATGGAGCTTATAGTGCTAAAACAATAGATTACGGCCCTGCAGCTTCGGATGTAGAGTATACAGCTATAGATGGTAATGTAAGGGTAACAGCTACCGATTTTAGCAATGACAATCATACTCCTAAAGTATTTAGTTTTATTAATGAAAAATATGATTTTGGAGACACTACTACTTCAAACGGAGCTCCAAGAGTAGATAAAACAGGTTGGTTTGAAGATGCAGCTGTAATAGATAAGCCATCTATAAACGAATTTGAGATTATACATAAAGATAATGTTCGTTTAGATATAATACCTGACGAAACAGATAGTGGAGCAACTTTAACTTCTAATTTTAATACTACTGGAACAATAACTGTATCTGTTAGCGATGGAACTAAATTTACAGCAGATGAATATATAAGAATTAATACTGGAAGTAACTTAGAATATCTACAAGTAGGTACTATTAGCGGTAATAATATAACTTTTGATGCTACTGATAGAGGTAAATTTACTTCTGGTGCTTTTGGAGGACATACTAGCGGTAATGCTATTTATCATTTAAATAGAAGTCCTGTAAACAAAGAAATTTTAAGAATACCTTATGGTAGTATTACTCATACTAATAATTTTGGTAAATTATTTATTAATCTTTTTGCAGGTATTGAAAATAGAAGTAATAGCACTATACCAAACAATTCTGGAGATGCAACATCTGGAACTTGGTTTGCTTCTGCTCATGATAAAATTAATTTATTTGTGCAATATGAATATTTAGATGGTCAATTAGGTGAAATAGAATATTATTCCAGTATGAAAGCTCCTGAAGGATTAGGTTTAGAGACTAATTATAAAATGTATTTTAATTTATTTGGACATATAATTAATAAACCTCGTTTAAAATCTATACATGTATTGTGGAATAAAACTAATGACGGATTTAATAATATTGCAAGTGACATTACAAGCAGTATGAAAATTTATGATGGAGTAAAATATAAATTATTAGAAATAGATTTAAGAAAAGGGTGGAGAATACCAGGTTCTAAAACTTATCAAAAATTAGGAGTTGTAACTGCTCCGTCTACTGCTTCTCAAAAGTTTTATGCGTGGCCTATAAATCTTTTAGGTACTGGCAGTGGAGATTTAGGTTATCATATACAATATGGAGCTTCTAATAACGCTAAAGGACTTGAAGACCCTTTACAATCAGCAGTTGCTTTAGAAATAGAGCCATCTATAGTAGGAGCTACAGGAACATCATATAAAACAGCAACAGTTTTAAATAGAAGATTGTATATAGGTAATGTTAAATATAAAGACCCTGTTACTGGAGAATTTCAAATAAGTAACGATACTGTATTTAAATCTGATGTAAATGCTTTTGATACGTTCCAATTTGACAATAGAATAGATGTTGAGGTTAATGACGGTGATGATATTATAGCGTTAGAGAGCTTAAATGGCCGTTTAATGCAATTTAAATCAAAAACTCTATACGTAGTTAACGTTAGCAGAGATATTGAGTTTTTAGAGGCAACTTTAGATTATAAAGGTGTAGAAAGAAAACATCATGTATTTAAAGGAGAAGGATTTGTAGCTTGGTTTAATCAATATGGAGTGTTTTTATATGATGGAGAACAAGTAAGAGATTTGCTTTTGGATAATAAAGGACAAAAAAGATTAGATTGGAATCAATATTATCATGTAGATAGCGTTATAGGTTTTATACCAGAGGAAAAACATTTAGTTATTGTAAATAAAAATCAAAAAGTATTGGTTTGTGATATGAAATCACTAGGTTGGATGTTTGGTAGTAAACGTTTTAGTACCAATAATCATACTAATATGGTTACGTTAGACAATGGAAAGTTGGTTTGGATGGAAAAAGACGGGAGTGATTTAAGATTACGTTATTTTGAACCAAACCCTTCTAATTTATTAGTTGCTACAAATACAGACGAATTAAAATTTAAAACAAAAGACTTTACATTTGGTAATCCTAGCATTGATAAAAAGATTATTTCTGTATATGTAAACTATAAAAACGGTGATGGAGTAGTGTTGTATGGATTTACAGATGGTGCAGAAGAAATTATAGCACGTTTAGAAGGAGATGGTGAAACAGAGTTTAATACATTACGTATTAATATGAGACAAGCTAAAACAGAGTTTGTTAATCCAGATGCATTTAACAATGTAAAAAACTTTGGTTTACGTTTAGATGGAACAGATGTTTCTAAAGATTTTGAAATTAATGATATACAAGTAGTATTTAGAGAAAAGAGTGTAAAATGACAATGATTAAAACAATGGATTCACAAGTACGTGAAATACTAAGAAAAATTAGAGAAAAAGAACAACAACTTGAAACTCCTATGAAAGTAGAAAATGTAGCACCTACTGAAAACAAAGGTGTTTCAGGTGATAGAAAAATTGTTAAAGAAGGAGAAACTGTATACCAATATATTAAAGTAGATAATGCTTGGTATAAAACAGAATTGGAGAAAGCATGAGATTACATCAAGTTATGGCTGCAGCTGCAAGAGCAGAAATAGCAGAACAAAATAGAAGATTGCAAGCATCAATAGAAAATGACCCATTTGTTATAGCTTCAGAAGTTGGTACTATAGCAGCTACTGGATTAGCGGTAGGTAAAAAAATGAAAGGTATGTCAACAGGTCAATTAGAAGCTAATAAAAAATGGTTATGGGAAAATCACCCAGACCAATATAAAGAAATTTATGGAGGAGACTATGTTGCGCCAGCAGGTAGAAAAAAGTTGTTTGGTGGAGATGGAGTATTTGACGGAAGTTTATTAGGCGGTCTTTTTAAAAGAAAAGACGACCCTGTAATTAAAGATTCTGACCCTGCTATTGATTTAGGTAATGATATGATAGGTACAGAAGTAATTCCAGGTGCACAATCTTCTGAATTTGAACAAGTAGATATAGGTAGTGTTCCCAAAGTAGGTTCGCCTGTAAGAGGTACAGTATCTGGAACAGTAGTTCCAAACGATGGAGAGTATGGAAATCTAGTAGAAAGCGTAAATGTTGACGGACAACCTTATAACCCTACTTATACTTTTGCGGGTGCTCAAGCAGAAGATGAGTTTACTAAAGCTGTAAAAACTGATAGAGTTTGGGATACTCCTCCAGGACAAAAAGATTCTACTGTAGGTCTTTCTGGAAAAACTTATAATAATGTAACTGATTGGTTAGAAGAAGTAGAAGATTATAGGGGAAAATCTTATTGGGATGTAGATGCCTGGAGATACGGTTATGGCACTGACACTTTTATAACTGCAGAAGGAGATAGTGTTTCAGTTACTAGAAGAGGAAAAATGAGCAGAATATCTAAAGAAGAAGCTAAAAAACAATTAGAAATTCAAATAGAAAAAACGTTTAGAAAAGAATTGCGTACTAAATTTGGAAAAGACTATTATAATAGCTTACCTAAAGGAGTTAGAATGGGATTAGAATCTTTAGCTTATAATGCTGGTTCTGATTTAAATGATACTGGGGGTAAAATTAAAAAAGCTATTAAAGATGGAGATTTTAATAAAGCAGCAGATTTAATAGCAGGGCAAGTTCCTGAAGGTCATACGCTTTACAATAGAAGACAACAAGAAGCTGCTTTTGTTAGAAGTGGTGGACAAGGTTCAATACCAGGTCCAGTAAGCCTTGACAATGAAAAATCTTGGATGATAAGTGCAAATAAATTAGCTGCTAATATGCTTGGTTTTGATAATACAGCTGAATATAGAACATATATGAACACTAATGTTGTAGAAAGAGACGCAGCTGGAAACGTTGTTGGTTTTAATGCTAATTTTATTAACAGATTAAATGGGTATATTGATACTACTTTAGAATATATTGAATCTACTAAAGTCGCTCAATCAGTACAACAGTACAATGAAATACTTAGAAGAGAAAAAGATTATGAATTAGGATTTAATCCTAACACTTTAAGTCCTATAGGTAATAATAATCCAGGTCAAACTATGGAGATGTCAGAATAATGTTAGGTTTTTTTAAAAAGAAAAAAGACCCTTTTACTGAAAAGTTGTTTGAGCATTTAAAAGAACGTGAAGGATATAAACAAAGCGTATATTTAGATATATTAGGTAAACCGACTTGTGGTATTGGACATCTTTTAACTAAAGAAGAACAAGAAAAATATCCTGTAAAGTCTTTAGTACCAAAAGACGTGATAAATGAATGGTTTGAGGCTGATGTTGATACAGCTTTAACTGCTGCTAAAAAACAAGCAAATGTGCTAGGGACTAAAAACGATGATATAATTATAGCATTAGTATCCGTTAATTATCAATTAGGTGCTAGTTGGTCTAGAAAGTTTCCTAAAACATGGAAATTATTATGTCATAGAGAGTATGATAATGCTATACAAGAGGTGTTGTATAAAAATCCACCAGATAAAGAGCCTTCTAGTTGGATAGAGCAAACACCTGTAA